TCCGGACGATGCCTGTTCTATCCAGATCCGCAGATCGGAGAGAATGCATGGGGAAACAAGAGTATCACATACATGGGCATCGATGGAACCAAGAAATGGCAGAGACTTGAAACCTATGGTGGAAAGCTAGTCGAAAATATTGTACAGGCAGTGGCAAGGGATCTGCTGGCGAATGCGATCCGAAATATGTTATTTGGTGGTTATCTCATCAACTTCCATATTCATGACGAGATCATAGCGGAAGTGCCAAAAGGTTCTGATCTGACACTGGAGAAAGCCATTGATCTGATGTGTAAGGCTCCGGAGTGGGCAGAAGGACTGCCATTAAATGCAGATGGATTTACAGGAGATTTCTATAAGAAAGAGTAGGAGGAACGGCATGTTTCAGAATGACTTAAAAATTAAAATATCAACGGGAAGCAGCCGAAAATCAAAGACCTGGCTAAAGCAGGAGATGTACTGGTCTGATTTTGTGGAGAAGCTTGAACATCCGATCAGAACAGAAGAGACTCTGGCAGAATATATGGGTTACCGCAAAGCGAAACAGGATGAGATCAAAGATGTCGGTGGTTTCGTTGGTGGCGAACTTTCCGGAGAACAGCGAAGAAATGAAAATGCCGGTTATCGCTATCTGATTACATTAGATGCCGATCATATAAAGCCGGGTGGAACTGATGAGGTGATCGGCATCTTAGAAAACCTTGGTTGTTCTTATGTGGTCTACAGTACCAGGAAGCATGAAGAAGCAGCACCGCGACTTCGAATCATTCTGCCACTGGATCAGCCGGTTTCTCCAGATGAATATGAGCCGATCGCAAGACGTGCTGCAGAGTATATCGGAATGGGTATCTTTGACCCGACAACATTCGAAACAGTCCGATTAATGTACTGGCCAAGCTGCAGTAAAGACAGCCAGTATCGATTCCGCTATGCGGACAAGCCGTTTTTAAGTAAAGACGGAATGCTTGCGACATATGATAACTGGAGAGATATCACACAGTGGCCGGAAGTGCCAGGAGCGGTAAAGCTTCGTGATCGCAGTATCAAAAAACAGGGGAATCCATTAGAAAAGAAAGGAATCGTCGGTGCATTCTGTAAGACCTATACAGTGGAACAGGCAATGGATACGTTTCTGGATGGCATCTATGAACCATGTGATACGCATCCGGGGCGCTATACCTATACAGAAGGTTCGACAGTTGGCGGAGCCGTGCTGTATGAGGATGGATTATTCTTATACAGCCATCATGCCACAGATCCTGCAGGTGGAAGATTATGCAATGCATTTGATCTGGTCCGGATCCATAAGTTTTATGAACTTGATTATGGATCAAAGGAAGGAACGCCGATCACAAGGCTTCCATCCTTTTCTGCAATGTGTGAGTTTGCGATGGAACAGCCAAATGTTGCAAAAGTCATTACTGCAGAACGATATGAACGTGCACAGTCCGAATTTTCACAGGATATATCAAAAGAAGATCTTGACTGGATGGAAAAGTTAAGCTGCAGTTCACAGACAGGAATGCCGAATAAGACGATCGATAACGTGCTGATCATTCTGGAGAACGATCCAAACTTAAAGGACCGATTATATCATGATGAATTTGCGAACAGAGCAACTGTCTGTAGACCGATGCCGTGGGAATTTCATCCGGAGTTTCCTTATAAGGATCGCGCATGGACCGATGAAGATGATGCCGGATTAAGACATTACATGGAGAAGACTTACGGGATCACAGGAGAAAAGAAGATATTAGACGGCATGGCGATCTATGCAAACCGACATAAAAGACATAAGATCCGTGAGTATCTTACAAGCCTTAACTGGGATGGGGTCAGACGATTAGATACGCTATTGATCGATTATTTCGGGGCAGAGGACTCTGAATATGTACGTGCAGCAACAAGAAAGACTTTGTGCGCTGCGGTTGCCAGAGCCATGCATCCAGGATGTAAATTTGATTATATGCTGATCCTGTCGGGAGCGCAGGGCGTTGGAAAGAGTACGTTCTTTTCAATGTTGGGCAAAGACTGGTATTCCGATTCAATGAGTACCTTTGAAGGGAAAGATGCAGCAGAGATGGTGCAGGGCTACTGGATCATTGAAGCAGGAGAGTTAACTGGATTTAACAGATCAGAGATGAATGCAGTCAAACAGTTCTTAAGTAAGAAAGAGGATGTTTATCGTATGCCGTATGGACGTAGGACCGCAAATTTCCCACGAAACTGTATCATCGTAGGAACTACGAACGATAAAGAGTTTTTAAAGGACAGAACGGGGAACCGAAGGTTCTGGCCGGTTGGACTTGGAAAACAGAAACCAAAGAAGAACATCTTTCAGGAACTGCCGGCAGAAGTCGATCAGGTATGGGCAGAAGCAACTGCGAGATGGATGTTAGGAGAGCCGCTGTATATGTCTGGAGATGTCGCCAAAGTGGCACAGGAGAAGCAGGAAACTTACAGAGAAGCATCTCCAAAAGAAGGTGTGATCAGAGAGTTCTTGGAGAAGAAGATTCCAACAGACTGGAAGGAAAAGAGTCAGGCACAGAGAAGATCATTTTTCAATAGTGAATTTCAAGTAAAGGATGAGAGCAGTATGGTTGAACGTGATCGAATATGTGCGGCTGAGGTCTGGTGTGAGTGCTTTGGCGGTGATCTCAAACAGATGCGAAGACAGGATACGATAGAGATTAATGGCATTCTAAATTGTATCGATGGGTGGCAACGCATATCATCTGTAAGGTTCGGTCCATATGGGACACAGAGAGGATATACGCGTGTAAACAGAGTGTTGACAGATTAAAAAGTAAACATACAATATTTGGAAACGTAAACAACAGAAACATTCAGTAAACAGAGCATTGATTACAAGAAAAATGGCTTAAATCCTATATCTAATGCCTATATAAACATTGTAAACATTAAATTATATATAAATAAAATATAAAGGGTAATGGTATAGTGGTACCCCATGTACGCCTATACACGCGTATATATAGGGGGACAATGTAACATTGATTACAAGCAAAGGAGAATGATATGAGAGAAAGCAGTATAGAATCTAAGTTCAGGGATGAAGTAAAAAAGGTCGGTGGTACGGCATATAAGTTTGTATCCCCGGGCAATGCCGGAGTACCAGACAGAGTTGTAATCCTTCAAGGCGGAAAATCTGGATTCGTAGAATTGAAGCGGCCAGGAGAAAAAACGACACCGCTTCAGAAAGTTCAGATCCGTAAGATCTTAGCAACAGGATGTTATGCAACCGTTCTTGATAACAAAAAAGATATTGACCGAGTGATCTGGGAGATCGAAGCATGGAATCCGGGTAAGTCCCCGGACAAGATCGCAGAATTAGAACAGAGAGGCATGATATGAAATTCGTACCACACAATTATCAAAGATACTGCATTAACCGGATGATCACAGACCCAGTCTTAGGGTTGTTCCTGGACATGGGCCTTGGAAAGACAGTGATCACACTGACAGCAGTGAATGACCTGAGATTTAATCGGTTTGCAGTCCGGAAAGTTCTTGTCATCGCGCCGAAGAAAGTTGCAGAAGATACGTGGACAAGAGAATCACAGAAATGGGATCACTTAAAGATGCTTCGGGTGATCCCGGTCCTAGGAAGTATCAAACAGCGGATCAGAGCGATTAACACACCGGGTGATGTCTGGGTATTATCAAGAGATAATGTCTCATGGCTGGTTGATTATTATAAAAATGACTGGCCGTTTGACATGGTGATCATTGATGAGTTGTCGAGCTTTAAGTCCAACAAAGCAAAACGATTCCGAAAATTAAAAAGTGTCAGGAATCACATCCACCGGATCGTAGGGCTTACAGGAACACCGACTCCGAATGGACTGGAAGACCTGTGGGCACAGATCTATCTTCTGGATGAAGGAAAACGACTAGGAAAGACATTAACCGGATACCGTGATAATTACTTTACACCAGGAGCAAGAAATGGAAATGTGATCTATGAGTACAACCCAAGGACATGGGCAGACGAAGAGATCAATGAACGGATCAAAGATATCTGTATCTCCATGAAAGCAGAAGATTATTTGGAATTACCAGAACGGATCGATAATGTCCGTCACATCAAACTTCCGGATAAAGCAAAGAAGCAGTATGAAGAACTGGAGAAGACGATGATCGCGGATATCGATGGAGAGACCATTGACGTTACAAGTGCAGCGGCTTTAAGTAATAAATTACTGCAGCTTTGTAACGGAGCTGTCTATGATGCAGATGGTATATACCATGAGGTGCATGATGAGAAGATCGAGGCCTTAAAAGAGATCATCGATGCAAATGCGGGAAAAGGGATTTTAGTGTTTTATAACTTTAAGCATGACAAGGCACGGATCCAGAAAGCTTTGAAAAAGAGCAAGCTTCGGATCGGAGAGTTAAAGAATCCGGACAGCATCACAGCCTGGAATAATGGGCAGATGGATATCCTACTTGCACATCCGGCAAGTGCAGCATATGGATTAAACCTTCAGGCAGGTGGACACATCATTGTCTGGTTTGGGCTTAACTGGTCCTTGGAGTTATACCAACAGGCAAATGCCAGACTATACCGTCAGGGGCAGAAAGAGAATGTTGTGATCCATCATTTAGTCACTGCCGGTGGGTATGATGAGAACGTCATGGATGCGCTGGAAGCAAAAGAAGTTACACAGGATTCATTCCTGAATGCCTTAAAGGCAAGGATCAAGAGCGTGAAAGGAGAGAACGATGGGAAAGATTGATGCAAAGATGGAAGGCAGGACTGAAGGATTGGAACTTGCTTTACGCATTGTCAAAGAAGGCGGAGCAGAAGCCTTAGAGAGAGAAATGAAACGCCGGAGAGTTACAGGGATCAAGGTTCCTGTCGATCATAGAGAAATGGATAAAGCAGCACAGAAGATTAAGGAGCAGATCTTGGATACCGTTCTTGCTATGAGCGTCATGGTGCTGAGAGATGAGTTTGGTTTTGGTAAGAAACGGCTGGATCAGTTCAAAGCAAGGTTTAACTTGAAAACAGAATGCATGAATGACGGATTAGTTACGTGGGCAGATATCCTGGAGGCGATCAGAGATGAGACTGGTATTGAGCTTACGATCAGAGAAAATCGTTAAGGAAAGTTAAGGAGTGAATTAATTATGGCACAGATCAGACAGAAACTTGCGAAGGTCTATATTCATTCGCAGGATAATGGCAATGACTTTGGAATCATCGATCATCTGGCTGAGGTCGGATACGATGTTGATTTCGAAGTTGTGGATAATGGAGTTGGCAATAAGGTGATCTCATGTGAGATCTATGATGCAGGGGGGAAAGAAAGACAATGATCAGAAATAATAGGACAGCAATGAATGCATACAAGAAGACCAGAGAGAAACATGGCGGGGATCGTCCTCGCTGTGTAGTCTGCGGTGAGGCGATGGATCCGGAGGACGATGAGACAGAGTGGTCCAGAACAAAGAGAAGGACAGATTGTTTTGTACATAGACATTGCGTGAAACATTGGGGAGACGTTTAAGTGCAAGGTTGATCACGAAAAATATCCAGAAGTGAAGTAGAAAGACAGATTTAAAAATATGATGGAGGGCTAATCTATGATCATTGGATTTTTAAGCGGATTATTTATCGGAGCAGTTGCAGGAGTGGCAGTTATGTCGCTCTGCGCCGCAGCGAAAGAGAGGGATGAGTTATGACAATAACAGAGAATCTTACAGGTGTCGTGAAAGAGGATCATGAGAGAGTGAAGACAGTAACGGACATTCTGGAAGAAGTTAGAACTGAGATGTGTGATGGTTATTGTGTATATCCAAGAATAACGCCGAATGATTATGAAAAATATAAAAGGATATGCGATGAAGAATGTCCGTTAAACAAATTATAAGGAGTGATACATAAATGGCATACAAAGATTGTCCGTGTGTAAACTGTGATCATAAAGCAGATGGAGAGAAGAGAGTTGCATGTAGAAAGAAGTGTACTGAATTTACTGCCTGGAAGTTAAGCATGCAGGCAATAAGACAAAAGAAAAAAGAAGATAAAGACAAATACTATTCGACAACCAAAGGGAAGTTTTACAAAAGAAACCTGATGAAGCAAAAAGGCGGAAGAAAGATATGGTAGATCCATGCAAAGCCTGTGCAGAAATAATCTGCATTGGCATTTGTACCGATCGGGCGCAATACAAACAGGAGTACCAGGAAATGACAGATCGGATAAGGCAGCAGATAATAAATCGTAACAGGAGGGGAGAACGTGGACAAGAACGTACTGATCCAATACACAGACATGATTGAAGAAGTAAAAGATATAAGAAAAAGAATCTTGCAAACAGAGAAGCAGATCAGCAGGATTGAGGAAGAAGGAACCGTAAAAGACACAGTAAGCGGTGGCATGGGTGGAATACAGCACTTTGTCGTTGAGGGTATGCCAGTACCAGAACTTAGCAGAAAGAAGCTGCTGCTTAATAAGCGAAAAGCTATGTTGATCGAAAAAGAAAATGAACTTCTGGAACTCATGAATCAAGCGGAAGAATATATAAATAGCATTGAGAAGAGCGAACTAAGAATGATGTTTAGATTTTATTACATTGATGGCATGACGTGGCTACAGGTAGCACATAAGATGAATCAGTTACACCCTAAAAGGCGAGTAGCTTATACGGAAGACAGCTGTAGAATGAGAAATACAAGATTTTTTCAAGAAAATTAGAAAATGTTCGGTTACGTTCGCAAAAAATAGGCTAATATATAGGCTAGAGCGATTAGATGAAGTGATACTTCATAAATGTTCCTTTTTCTTGCTAATAAAAATACGTACAAAATACGCATAAAATTATTGACTTATACGCATTTTGTACGTATAATAAACATATAAACTAAAAAAAGGAGAGTTTTTCATGAAGAGAAGAGATTTGATTAAACTCCTTGAAAAAAATGGATGGTATTTAAAACGGAATGGTGGGAACCATGATCTATATACAGATGGTAACAGAATTGAGCCAATTCCAAGACATCCAGAGATTAAGGAGCGATTAGCTAAATCTATTATCAAGAAACTGGGGCTTTAAGCCCCAGACTTGGTGGATTCATGAAAAACAAAAATGAAAAAAGGATCAAACGGCAAGATTTTAGGAGGAATGGAAACATGGCAAAGAAAGTAGCGTATCCGGTTATTTTAAAACCGGATCAAGAAGGGTATTATGTAGAAATCCCTGATTTTGATATCGCTACAGAAGGCGATACAATAGCAGAGGCTATGGAAATGGCCAGAGATGCTATTGGATTGATGGGGATTGATATGGAAGATGAGAAAAAAAGTCTTCCAGAACCAAATTCAAAAGCTCAAAATGTAGAAGCAGGAGACACAGTAACACTTGTAGATGTAGACTTTACAGAGTACAGAAAGAGAGTGGATAATAAAGCAGTTAAGAAAAACTGTACAATTCCATATTGGATGAGTGTAGAAGCCGATAAAGCGGGAATTAATTATTCACGAGTATTACAAGATGCAATTTCTAATATATTAGGAGTTGCGCGTACAACAAAAGGTTAATCAAATCTCAAAATATATTGAATTAAGCACCTTCGGGTGCTTTTTTCGTGCATAAATTTAAGGACCTCTAGCTCAGCAGGTCAGAGCAGTCGACTTATAACCGATCGGTCCAGGGTTCGAGTCCCTGGAGGTCCATTTAAGAAATAAGAAAGAAGGTGGTAATGTGTGAATGAAGAAAAAAACTACATACTTGCAGAGTCTGATTATGTAGCCGGAATGAAGTATAAAGACATTGCTGCCAAGTATGGAGTCTCGATGAATACTGTGAAATCGTGGAAGAAACGATACGCATGGTCGAGGAACAAAAAGACAGAATGCATCCAAAAGGGGTGCACACAAAATAAAAAGGGTGCACACAAAAAAGAAGCCGTTGCGGAGGATGTAAGTCAGGTCGTGATCAACGATGAACTTACCGATCAGCAGCAGCTTTTTTGTTTGTACCAATCCAGAATGTTTAATTATACGAAAGCTTACATGAAAGCTTATCCAGGATGTACTTATGCATCTGCTGCCGTATTAGGAAGCAGGCTTATGAAGAATCCAGTGATCAGAAAAGAGATTGAACAGCTAAAGCAGAATCATATGAACAGGGAACTGTTAAAGCAGGAAGATATCTTTCAAAAGTACATGGATATTGCGTTTGCAGATGTGACAGATTATGTATCGTTTGGGCGAGAAAATATTCAAGTCATGGGCGCTTTTGGTCCAGTAATGGTAGAAAACAAAGAAACTGGAGAGAAGGAAGTTCTCGAAAAAGAAGTCAATACTGTGAAATTCAAACAATCTGAAGAGGTTGATGGAACGTTGATCACGGAAGTGAAGCAAGGAAAAGACGGAGCGAGTATTAAGCTGGTTGATAAGATGAAAGCTTTACAATGGCTTGCAGATCATATGGATATTGCTACAGTTGAACAGAAAGCTAAGATTGAGCAGATCAGAGCTAAGACAGAACAAATCAGACACAGTGAAACTGATACAGGAGAAGATGCTGTTCACTCTTGGATGGAAGCAGTAAAAAAAGCGAGGGAATCAGATGGACAATAGCGTGTTACATGATTTCCTAGTAGAGAATATTCCTTTATGGCAGCAGAACCCGGTTCAATTTTTTGGAGAGGTTCTTTCTTTTTATCCAGATGAATGGCAGAAAGAAGCAGCATTTGCTTTAAGAGATAATCCGAAAGTAACGATAAAATCCGGACAGGGTGTTGGAAAGACAGGATTTGAAGCTGCGACACTGCTGTGGTTCTTAAGTTGCTTTGAAAATGCAAGAGTTGTAGCAACGGCTCCGACACTTCACCAGTTAAATGATGTTTTATGGGCCGAAGTTTCAAAATGGCAGAGTAATTCGCCACTATTGAAAGAAATACTGCAATGGACCAAAACAAAAATATCTATGATTGGCAGCAAAGAACGTTGGTATGCAGTAGCAAGAACAGCAACCACTCCAGAAAATATGCAAGGGTTCCATGAAGACAATATGCTGTTCATTGTTGATGAAGCTTCTGGTGTTGCGGATCCGATTATGGAAGCAATCTTAGGTACTCTGACAGGAGCCAATAATAAATTGCTGCTTTGTGGAAACCCGACAAAAGCAAGCGGTACATTTTACGACAGCCATACATCGGATCGTAAATTATATTATTGCATCACTGTAAACTCCGCAGAGTCTAAAAGAACTAATAAGGACAACATTGATTCTCTGATCAGAAAATATGGAGAAGAAAGTAATGTTGTCAGAGTCAGAGTAAAAGGATTGTTTCCTAAACAAGATGACGATGTTTATATGCCGCTGGAAATGCTTGAGGCATCAATCATCTTGGAAGAGATACCACCGGCTGATATTTGTACTTTAGGAGTTGATGTGGCTCGATTTGGAAATGATGATACAGTGATCGCAAGAAATATGAATAACAAGATCACATTAGAAAAAATCAGACATGGGCAGGACTTAATGAAAACTGTCGGAGATGTTGTTGTAGAGTGTAGGAATATCAGAGAAAAGTTTAAATATAAAAAAACAATATATGTGATCATAGATGACACTGGTCTTGGTGGCGGAATAACAGATCGTTTGAATGAATTAAAATCGGAGGGAAAACTATCAGGTATAGTGATCGTTCCGGTCAATTTTTCTGCTGCCGTTCCAGATAAGAAAGCATCAGAAAAATATCATGATATCACATCTTATGCATGGTCCATATTAAGAGACATGTTAGAAGAAAAAGAAACAATATTACCAAATGACACAGAACTTATCGCACAATTGAGTGCAAGAAAATATGATCTTAGTTCATCGGGAAAGATACGACTAGAATCGAAAAAAGCAATGAAAGAACGCATTGGAGAATCCCCAGACCGGGCAGATGCTGTTGTTTTATCTTGCTACAGAAACAAAATTAAACCAATCAGTGTTCCAACGTCACTTATTGGAACAAAAGATAGTTATTGGAGGTGAAATAGCATTGTATGATGAAATTGGTCGCATCGGTCAAAATCGGTGGGGCGGTAGCTTTTACGAAGAATTTCTTCCAGAGTTGAGAGGTCAACGAGGAGTAAAAGTATATACGGAAATGGAGTCTAACGATGATGTAATCGGTGCGATTATATTTGCATTAGATACATTGCTTAGACAAGCACAGTTTTCCGTAGAGCCACAGGGAAACGATCAAAAGGACATAGAGGCAGCAGAGTTTGTTGAATCTTGCATGAATGATATGCAGAACACATGGACTGACACAGTCTCTGAAATCCTATCATTTCTTACATACGGCTGGTCGTATCATGAGATCGTATATAAGAGGAGATCAGGGCGAACAGGAAACCTTAAGACGAATAGTAAATATGATGATGGTTTAATCGGGTGGAGAAAACTTCCTATCCGATCACAGGATTCTCTATACCAATGGGAGTACGACGATGAAGATAACCTTATTGGAATGACCCAGATGCCACCGCCAAATTTTGGACTTTATACGATACCACTGGAAAAGGCAATCCATTTCAGGACCAGATCCAGAAAAGGAAATCCAGAAGGGCGAAGTATTCTTAGAAATGCTTATCGTTCTTGGTACTTCAAGAAAGGCATTCAGGAGTTTGAAGGAATCGGGATTGAACGAGACCTCGCCGGTATACCGATGGTTACACCGCCGGAAGGTGTTGACCTGTACAATCCAGATGATCAGGAAGGATCAAGAATGTTGGCATGGGCAAATAGTTTGGTAAGAAACATCCGACAAGACAAGAGTGCTGGTATTGTGTTACCACCGGGATTCAAGTTTGAGCTTGTTTCCACAGGTGGAAGCAGACAAATTGATACGAACGAGATCATAAAGCGTTATGATAGCCGCATAGCAATGACAACGCTTGCGGATTTTATACTGTTGGGGCATGAACACACTGGATCATTTGCATTGTCCGATGATAAGACAGAGCTATTTGCTGTAGCGATTGGATCATACCTTGACATTATCTGTGAAGCGTTTAATAACCAAGCGATCCCAAGATTAATTGATCTAAACGGAGAACATTTCAAGGGGATCACAGACTACCCGAAGATGGTTCACGGAGATATTGAAAAGATCGACATGAACAAATTAGCACAGTACATTCAGGCAATGGTCGGCACTGGTGTATTGATCCCTGACGACGAACTGGAAACATATGTTCGAGAGGCTGGTAATTTGCCACCAAAGGTAGCTAACGATGAAAGATTCATTGATCCGGACAGAGAAGATCAGCAGACAAACGATCTTGGATCACAGGGAAATAATGTACATCCAGAGGACAATCAAGACGTTGCCGAAGATGATGGGAAGGTACAAGAAGCCAAAAAACGTTTAGGAAGGAGCTGATTATATGTTCCTATTCCGAAAGGTTAAGAAGAGAGTACCAAAGACACCCAATGAAGTTAAAGAAGCGTTGGAGAGGTACTTAGCGAACAGCAGTCCTCAACTTGTTAAGTGGTTAGTAAGTTTCTGGAAGGATCAGCAAACAGTTTTGACATTTAAGGAGATCAGAGAAGCAATTCAAGCTGGCTCGATCTCCAAAGAGACTGTAGAAGCGTGGCAACAGGACTATTCAAAGGTGGTTTCTGAAAAGATTGCTCCAGAAATGGTCAAAGCCATGAAGGCAGCAGCGGCGAACGAGAATAAGCTCAAGGGCATTGATATTGGATATAAATTTGATGCTGATCACTGGGCTGTTTCTGATTGGTTGGAGAATCATACAGCTGAGTTAGTAACAAACTGTACCAGAGTACAGAAAGATGCAATTCAGTCGATGATCGAACTGGGGATCAGATCACACATGAGCGATGATGAATTATCCCGATTCATACGCCCTTGTATTGGATTAACCAAGCCGCAGACACAGGCGGTAAAGAAGTATTACGAAACGATCAAGGCAGAGCTGGAGAAGAAACACCCTCGAACGAAGCCAGAGAAGATCGAACAGATGGCAAGAGATAAGCAAGCGAAGTATGCAGAACGTCAGTTAAGGGAAAGAGCAAAGACGATCGCACAGACCGAAAGAGCATTTGCCTATGAGTATGGCAGATACCAGCATACAAAGAATCTTGTCGATCAGGGTATATTACCACCACAGGACAAAAAATGGTCCGCAACGGACAGTGAGAATACATGCAGCACATGTAGAGAACTGAACGGAAAAGTTGTTGGAATGGACGAAGAATTTGCCCCAGGTAAGCTACTTCCTCCGCTTCATCCGAGGTGTAAATGCTGTGTTATGTATGTCAATTCAAAATCTATAGCTGCAGCGTATGAAACAGAAGAAGATGAACTGCGAGAGTACAGCACAGAGGAAATAGAGACTCTTGCTAATAAAATGTCAGAGATTGCAGACAAACATCTTGATCTTGAAAGCTCATGGAGTGGAAAGGTCGTAGTTGATGATGATTCTGGTGTTTATGGTATCCAGTGGAACGGAGATATTATAACCAGACATGAAACAGCCCCACATATTTTGTTACATGAACAGTTACACGCTAGATCAGTTACAAAATATGATCGTAAAATGTATAAACAGTATGAGAACATGGAAGAGGGTTCGGTACAGTTTGCAGCACAGGAGATTAGCAAGAAAGAGAATATACAAATTCTTGAATCACAGTACGATCATATGACAGAAGCTTTAAGAAATATAAATAAAGTTGCTGGGTTATTTAAAAATGATTATGATTTTGCAATGAAGCTTATTTCTGTTCCGTTACCAGATAGGTATGACTGGCTGAATAATATGATCTATGATAAAATGATGTTATCAGGAAATATTGAAGATTATCAGAAGGTATCGCACTGGATGGAGGCTTTAGAAAATGGAAAAACATCTTGAATTAAAAGAAAGATTCGATCAGCTAATGAAACAAGATATGGATGTATCAGAACACGAACAAGAATGGTTTGAATTACTGGACGATATGCATGAATGGTTAAAGGATAAGACAATTCCGAGAAATATTCGTAGGCAGTTTGAACCTTTAGGGATGTTAGAAGTAACTATGAAAATCTGTGACGGAATCCATTACGCAAATGGAACTGGACGATATGCAAAGAAAGAAGAATGATGAAGTACAAAGCAATAGAGCAGACAGTTCAGGCAGTGCAGATCACACCCGATATTGAGATGATCGCCCCTGACTGGCTTGCTAAGAAAATGAATACCGAAGAAATTATGATAGATCGTGCACAGCGTGACGGAGCAATCTCCGTTATTGGATGTACGATCTATTTTAATGCACGGAGATATAAAGGCAGCAGACTTGTTGCAAGAATCGGAGACTATGTTGTAAAAGATTCAGTCGGTCGATTAAATGTAGTTCGTAAGAATGACTTTGATCGGCTGTATAAGAAGGAGGAAGTATGAGATATTTTAACGATTATATACGATCCCCAGCACAGACACAGGACAGTATACGAAAGTCCTTGAATCGAGTAGATATTACTAAGAAGGACGAAGAAAAGCAGTACGTCTTTGGATGGGCTAAGATTGCAGTCGATGAGAACGGAAAACAGCTGGTTGACCGCCAGAACGATTTAATTGATCCGGAAGAACTAGAACAGACAGCATATACCTATGTAGAGTTCTATCGTGAAGCCGGAGAGATGCACGAGCGAGGCGGTGCAGGCGTTTTAATCGAGAGTATTATATTCACTAAGGAAAAGATGAAAACTCTCGGTATAGAGGAAGGTACGTTGCCTGAAGGCTGGTGGGTTGGTTTCCACATCACAGACGATGAGGTCTGGGCAAAGATTAAGGACGGAACTTATACGATGTTCAGTATTGAGGGCAAAGCGAAACGTATTGAAGTCGAGGAGGAAGAATGATGGACAAATATATCGGTGCAAAATTGATTCAGGCAGAACCAGAAAGAAATCCGATCACAAAGGAAATCACAGGATACAAGGTTGTATACCCAGATGGGTACGAATCATGGTCTCCGAAAGATGTTTTTGAGAAAGCATATATGAAAGTGAATGATAATAAAAATCTTCCATCTGGAGTAAGTATCGGACCAGAAATGGTCGATGATTTTATTGCATCTACGGAGACAATCACGATGGGAGAGACAACAACAGTTGTTCGTTGTGTGCTTCGAAATGGTTTTGATATCGTGGAATCATCTTCGTGTGTTGATCCAAAGAATTACGATGAAAAGATCGGCAAAGATATTTGCATGGGAAGTATCAAAAACAAGATCTGGGAACTGTTAGGATTTTTGCTGCAACAGGCATGGCAAGGAATTAACTAGGAGATGATCTCATTCTTAAGATTAAGAAATCACACCGACAGGATGAATGGATCGTATACAACCCTGATTGCTTTGAATTGCACCATACGCACTGTAGGAATAAAAGAGTTGCGATCGCAATTAAGAAGAATGTAGAACGTAGAAGAGTTCCAACATCCAGAAATCTAAGGACCTTGGAAAGCCACATAAGACTGACTGGGAATAAGAACTATAAAAGAAAGATTCAGAAGATCATTGAGGAAGTGAAATCTGAAATGAGAAACTGAAATTTATTCTAAAATTAAGTGAAATCTGAAATGAAAATAGACCATTTTGTAAAAAATGCAAATTGGTCTATTTTTTGTATCAAAAATGCAATTTTCGTGTTCAAAACTCGAAAAAGTGTCGTTAGAAAGGAGGAAACATGAAAACAAAAGGAAAGACAAAGCTGGAAGATCTGGAAGTAAAAAAGATCGATGCAGTAGATATCGGAGCAGATCAGAAAGCAAATATCCTGATTAAAAAGAGAGGAGGTACAGGAGAGCCGAAGGGAAACTTTTTCAAGAGATTCTTTAATGCGTTTTGTGACAGCCTAGGAGTAAATTCAGAGGATGTCAGGAAATCCATGGAAGATGAAGCAACATCCTTTGATGATGTAATGAACGAAAAAAAGATCTATGACGTAAGGGATCAGATCTGGAATGCTTGTAACTCTCTGGAACAGTCGATAGTGTCAATCTTCATCGATAAAGCGTGTGAGGATAAACAGGCAGCAATCGAAAA